TCAGTTCCAAGTCTTTCTGGACCCTCATCAACATACCTTTTTGGAACCATATGTCTGGGTTCGACAGGGGGATATGCACTTAAGCCAAGGTTTTCAGTCCATATAACCTCTCCTAATCCTGGTAGAAATTTTACTTCATTTTGACCAAGAGAACCAAATATTATTTTCTCTTCATCATCTATTCTTAGATGTCTTTCTTTAAATCTAGCCATTTTTATTACTCCCTTTTATAATATTAGATCTCTAGATGCTATCCAGAATAATTGATAATTGCCTGAATCTAGTGCTCCAGAAAAATCAATTGTAAAGCCATTTATAGTTTTTCCAGAAATGGTTAAAGCATATTGTGATGGTGGTGAATCTACAGTATTTGAAAGAGATGCAACAACCTGGAAGTTCAAATCGTCAAATGGATAGTCAAAAGTAACACCTACCTGCACAATTCCATTTGCAAGTGTTACTCTGCCCCTTTGAGTATCTGTAACTTGACCTATAAGTAACCATCTCTTATTTCCACCACTATCTAGTTCTGTATCAGGTGCAATTATTTTTGGAACATCCTCTGCTGCCCCAGAGTTTTCATCTAGGTTGTAGACATATACGGCAGTTTCGGTTGCAACAAAACACTTATCCTGGTCATTTAATCTATCACCATGGATTTTGTCCATTGCACCTACACCACCACCATATAATGCTCTTGCTCCATATGCTCTTGTAGTAGACATTTATCTCTCCTTACTCTTGTAGTCTTTGATAATCTATGCCTTTATTAGTATATGTAGGTCCATCAAAAAGTATTTCTCGTTTTTGATAACAGATATCTTTTATATTGCTGTGCTTTCCCTGCTTCTTTATATAGTTAATAAAAGCATGTCTAAAAATAGTTGTTATATATGCAAACGGATTTGGCTTGTTTTGTTTTTCAGGATCAAAGTTCTTGAGATATGTGAGACATATTTGAATAGCATCACTTACCATATCATCAATCCAGGTATAATTTGCAAAATTGCCCTTGGTTGCATATTTGTATCCAATGCTTAATAACATACTACCTAGTTCTTCCGATGCAATGCCAGTCTCTTTGAACCTAATCACTTCAGGTAGCAGGTCTTTGTTGGATATGTACTTTCGTCTAAAATTTTTTCTCATTGTTAACACCCCCCACATATTATGGTAATAGTATATAAAGTCTTTAAATCATTTTACCATAGCTTGGGGGTTTTGTTAATTAACTTTTCTGTTCTTTTAAGTAACTTTCTAATTTTCTTTGACACTTTGCTAATACATCTACAAATTCATAAGCCTTTTTCTTTATATGTTTCTTTCTTCCTGGCTTAATTTTAAGGGTATCTACAGGTTCTCCTTCATCAATTGTAAAGTCAAACTTGTATTTCCCTTTATAATACCTTCTAAGGTCTTTATTTAATAGTTCATAAAGATCCAATATGTCGTTACCAAGCTCATACTTCTCTACAACTTTTTCTACAAGCTCTTTATGACCTGTTTCTTTGTCTACAAGTTTACAAGTAAGTGCTCTGAACTTGGTTCTCTCTTCGTCTGAATCTGATTGGGAAAGATATTTTAAAAGTTTCATTATCCTATAACAGCTATCTCCAGTATTCGTGTATTATTAATCATCCATATTCGTGTGACTGATGTTGAAATAGTTTCAATCAATAGTGGATCTACTATTGTTCTAGATGAAGCATCATATGCTTGAACCAATGGAAATTGGTTATTCAAACCATGTCCTACATCTCCATAGTATCCAGATGCCCCTGATGTCCAGCTTGTAAGTGTTGTGTGATAGAATCGTGGAGCATTAGGAAGAATATCAATGAAGTCAATCAATCCGGTAGCAACACCAATTTTCTCCCATGAGAGTTTAAATTTCTGTGGTGTGGCATAACCTGCAACTTCATTAACATCTCCTATCCAGAACTCAAAGTAGCCTTCTGAATTAGTTGTTAGCTGTGGTGCTGTATCTGTATAAGTACCACCTGCTTCTTGTAGATATATATCTGCTGGAACAACAGTACCAGCAAGATATATTGTTACATCTGCATTTTGAAGTGGTTGCCCTTCTTCGTTTAGCAAATATGACCAGAAATGAATACGTGCCATGATATCTCTCCCTTATCTTGTTATTCTATAATGTAATGTAATCCCTACATCAGACGGTTTGTAGACTGGATCACATCTAGTATAAAACCATAGTTTGTCGAATCTATCAAAGATTCCAATTTCAGTAATATCTGTTTCCACTCCAGGTGCTAAGAAGTCACAGTTAAAGTGGAACATTGATGTTCGTCTTGTTAAAGACCAATTTGGCCAATGAATTGTGTAAACAGGACTTTTTAAATCATTATTAAAAGCTGGATTCCAGATCTCTAATCCAGTTCCATTTCCAACTTTAATATATCCTCCAGGCTCAATTTTATCCATAACAGCAGTTTGAGTTAGAGGTTGTCCAACTGCTTTAATCAATACCCATCCTGTAGTTGCTGTTTCAAAATTAATTAAGCACTCTGTATCAGATAGTAGTGTTATTGATGAGGGTTGTATCTGTTCACGTCCACTATCGAATACTTGTACTTGAATGCCTTTTACATTTAATCCATGATTAACTTGCCATGTAGCAGCAGGAACAATTTGATGATATGTAAAGTCAGCAGTATTTGTTATAGCCCATCCATCTCTTGCTTCACTAAATTGTGCTTGAAGAGAATTGTTAGTTATAAGATCTACTGTCAATGGAATCATTTTTCTTCTTTCATCTGGATCAGGTTCAGTGAAGATAGAGTCATATTGTGAAAGAACATCCCATTGTCCTTGATTATGAATAACATTCCATGTTGTGCTTGTTGCTGCTTGATGAAATGCTGTACCTGCTTTGAGATATGCAAATGCCTGTCCTGAAACAGGTCTATCCCAAACAATTCTTACATTATTACTATCTTCAACTACAATTTCCTCTGGATAGATAAGCTGATAAGTATTATCATATGTTTGAACAATAACATCTACAGTACCTAAACCATGAAAGAAATCCCACACATCACTATTATAAATTTGTACCAAAATAGCACCACCAGGAAGGACACCAATAATCGGATCAGTAATAATAGAGTTCATTACTGCTGAATATTCAGCAGAATATAATGGTATCCAAGCTCCATCAAAGTTAGTTATAGGTGATAATAGGTAACGATAATGTGAAACCCTTGCTACAGGTCTCACCAATTCAAAATAGTCTACTAATGATTCTATAGTGAATTGATCTATAATATAATTAGATCCAAGAGGTTCACATGATAAGTCCAATTCCACTTTATAGTGTGGTGATAGATACATTGCAGCACTTGGTGGTGTTGCTGTAGTAGCTGGACCATAAGTATCTGGATACCCACTTACACCAAGAGATGCATAATATTCATCACCTGCTCCATTTGTACAAGTGCCACTAACAGGTGGTGTGTAGTCCATACCATAATAAGCAAGATAGTTGAAATCTTGGAAATATGGTAAAACAGGACTTGTAACCGATTGGTCACCTATTGCATCACCAGGAGGATTTTTTCCTCTATGCCATCTTTCATAGATATTCAATCTATTGGAGGTATTACCCATCATAATACGGAAAATGGAGAAAATTGATGTATATGTGCCTTTTCTCTTAAGCCAGTTAATAATACTTTCAACAAATTGTCTTTTTCTTAGTTCATCTGGTATTTCTTCAACCAGAGTAACATTAAATAAGTTGGATATTAGACCAAGATAATCTATATCAACTTCAATAGGATCTAATAATGTTGCAACCTCTTTTAATGCTTGATATGCTTCATGATGAAGTCTATCAAAATATAAATTAAATAATTCTTGTATCCTTTCAGTTCTATTTAGCATTGGTAATGCAGCAACAGTCCAGTCTTTTAATCCCCAAAATTCAATATGGAAGAACTGATCACCTTCTGATGTCGGATTGCCAATAGGAAATATAGGACCAAAATACATAAATGGTCTTTCAGTATTAACATATCGTTTGTATAGATCTCTCTGTCCTCTTAGCCATTCATGGAAAAGGCTATTTTTTCTGAAGAACACAGAAGATCCTGGTTCCCATTCTTGTGTTTCCACATTATGGTTTTTGAAAAACTTGAAAAAATTACCGTCTATATCAGTGAAAAGAATTTTGATCTTTTTAAATTGCTGACCTTCACCAGTTGCAGGTGTTAATACCCAAAATTCTGTTCCTGCCCCACCTTTAGCTACAATACCATGTCCTTGTCCAGCACCAGGATATTGTCCATGCATCGAACATCCGTCACTCCATCCACCTGTGGTATAGACTACCCATCTTACCCATGACCAAAAGTTAGCATCTTTCCATTTCCAATCATCCCAATCTTGCCAAACGGTATCACTCCACCATAGACCAGAGGTATCTAATTCTAGAACAGGTGGGACTCCTGGTACTTGTTGCCCATCGAAAAAGTTTTTCAATAGAAAGTATGGAGGATCTGTAAATTGTGGCATAATTATACCTCTTGTGAAAATCTAGTATTTATTATATCTATAGCAGGAAATTGATCAACACCTAGCTCAATAGTTCTTAATTTATTATCACCTACATATGGTGTATGTATATATCTTGGAAACATTGATGGATTAGGTTCATACACAACTGAGTTTTGAACATCAATGTCTCTAAATATAAGGTTTCGAACACCAGCAACATTTGGAAATGTATCTGCTTCTGAAAATAATGTTCCCTCAGATACAATAGATCTATCAAGTATAAAGTTTTCAAGATCTCTAAAGTTAACCTGCTCATTAAAGCTTCTTAAAGTTGGATCAAAATAGTATATTAATTTACGTCTTACATCATCTCTGACTGCTGCATAGTTATATGTTCTCTGAACACGTATACCTATATCATATCTAAAGTAGATCAGAACTGGTAGTTCATATTGTTCATATACGGTTAAGATTTTACGTGCTTCAAGATATTCTGTAAGATCTGTTCTAAAGGCATCTGTGAAGTTATATGGAACTATATATTCTGCTCCATTTGCTCCAGATGCAGCAGATGTCTCAATAGATGCTGATCCCCATGGGTTTGGATAAACAACAATATGAACTTTGTTGTATTCTGAGGTATCACCGGATGGTGCTACTTCTTGCTCTCCCCAAACATTGGAAGTTATAATATCTGACCTTTGACTTAGATTTGTAATATAGTCAATAGCTGTTACATTTCTGAATTGTGCATGTAACTGTCCCTGTGCATTATCTTTAATAGAGTCAATTGGTTCTGGATTTGCAGCACCAATTGTTGCTGCACTATTTGTGCATGTGATAGTGGAATTATCAAGATATAAACTAGTATTTGTGTTATAGACAAATTCATCCTGTGGATTAGTAATGGTATAGGGACCAACACCACTATTTTCTCCAAGAGATTGCAAACAGGTTATTTCAATGGTTTGGTAGTCTTCTGGAACTTGTCTAAGTGAAGAAAAGACAACTTTATATCTTTGATACTTATCATATTCAAACTTATAGACAGTTCTGGTTTCCATAAGACCAGAGATCAAATCAAAAAAATCCGAAACTCTAGTCCATAGAACCCCATCAACTCTAACTTCAAGAGTATTATACTCATCTATTAAACTATCATCGTAACCATAATCACCAAGAGGAAGTAAAAGTTCATTGCTTACAATATCGTCACCTGTATAAGAAAGATTAATAACATTACCCTGTCTTACAAATATATCGAACTTATATGGCACCTCTGTAGCTGTAAGTGTATAGCTTTCTGTTGTAGCATATTGAATTGCTTCACCTGTATCTGGATCATCCTGAGTAGATTCTATTTGCTTCCAGGCATCAATGTTTAATATATCTCCAACATTGACACCTGCTGATACAGTAATAGAGCAAGTTCCCCTTCCCCCTCTATGTCCTTTCGGATCATATCCAATAAGAGTAGCTAGTCTATGGACGTTTTCATAAATATCTGCTGTTTCCATATACATATTTTTTGCTACTTTATTTGTGTAGAAGGTTTGTAGTTCTCCTATATATGCCATTAATTCTGCAATAAGAGTTACGTTTGCTCCTTCATAATCTGTATCCCTGAAGATATCACTATCTTTTATCTGCTCTTTTAGCCTAGATACCAGTGTATTGAAGTCAATTTGTAAATATTCCGGTACTAATGTAGGCATTTTATCCTCCTGGGCTTAATATAAAGTCAACGGTTACTTCTTGTCTTGTTGTTTGAATCCTAAAAGTTAATTTTACTTCATATTGATTATTGTCATAATTTGCATGAACATGGATTCTTTGCACAATAACTCTATCTTCCCATGTTTCAATTGCTCTTAAAAAGTCATTACCGATTCTAAAAGCTGTATCTTCATCCATGGGTTCAAAGAGATATCCCCAAATATCTGTTGCAAATTCTGGTAACATTCTTCTTGTTCTTGGTTGAGTATTAAAAATATTTGTAAGAGAATTTATAACAGCATCATATTCGATATCCCTAGTGAAATCACCGTCATTTTGTGGCTCTAGTTTGATATCAATATCTGAATAAAAAGCTTTTCCTACTGCCATTTAACCCTCCATTATGTTGGTGTGGCAAAGTCTGTATAAGTATCTTCCATGCCTTGTGTCTTCAATAAATTTTTATAGATAATGCTTCTTCCTTGTGTTAATGCTGCTTTAAGATCTATAATTCCATATGTTCCACCAGTGCCTAATGGTGCATGTATATGATCAAGTGTAAAATCATAGGCATCTATCTTGCCTTGAATAACAGTATCACCATCCCATCCTACACCTAGATATTCGTAAACTAGTTTCCAGACACCATTTACAGTGGCTTGAACAATAGCAGTATCCACTTCAATATAGGTGCTATTAGCTGGATAGAACGGAGCACCTGTCAACATTACTGTGAGTGTTGTTGCAGGAGCACTATATACTCCACCATTTGTAACAATTATTTTTCTGCTAACAGGTATTTGACCTGTTAGATTTACACTCTGCACTACAAATTCTGTTGTGCTAACTTGTGTAAATACTGCTGTGTTGTTTACCAAATCATACACACCAAAATCAGTAACATTGCCACTTGCATCATAGCTTCCATAATTACCGAATGTATAAACATAAGGATTGGTTGCTTTTGCTGGAAGAAGGGTATTTTTCATTTGATCTATAGCAATTATACTTAATACACCATCTTCTAATGCAGACTTTTGTTCTCCAAGATCATCAATTTGGAGTGTGATAGATTGATAAGATTTGTTAAGACTATCAATCTTATCTGGATATCCATCAACCATTTCACGAATTTTATCACTAGCTACACTCATTCTATCTCCCTATATCCCCTTATATTTATATTATTTTACCCTGCTGTTACTGTTCCTGCTGCTGTAACTACGGTCCCTTTAAAACAACCCGAAAATTGGGAACCTAGCTGTGCCACAGGAGCACCTTCTGCAAAGACTGTTCCTGCCCCTGTGATAATTAAACCCCAATGACCATCCCCTCTAACTACAAAGGAAATACCTACTTGTCCTACAGGTGAACCCTCTGCCTTAACTGTTCCTGCTCCATTGACTATAACTCCTGAGACATTGTGTTTAGTGCTATCATGACAAGTATCATCACCAACACCTATGTCTCCTATTCTTGCTACTGGAATACCCATTAGTTCAAATTTATTGCTGATCCTCTTACATTTACTACACCACTGGCAGTAACATTAGCATTTCCTCCAATAGTTACTTGTACATTTCCACCTACAGACACGTTTTCATCACTACCAATTATAACTTCTAGCTTACCCCCAACATCATGTAATTCATCACCAGTTACTTGGGTATATTTGTCGGCACCCACTGACTGATTATATTCATTGCCAATATCTACATTTAGGTCTTTGGCAATGGTTTTATTCTCATGTCTATCAATCTTAGTTATCTTGTCTTTCTTTATATATGTAGTTTGATTTAAATCAATTGTTTTATCTTCATTGGCTTTTATATAGATCTTTTTATTTCTCGTTACAATTTCAAAACAATCTCTTTCATTTCTAATTACAATATCTCCCTCTTCACTAACTTCAACAAATGTGTGAGAAGGATGATAAATGTGGACTCTTCTTTTTCCTTGCTCTGTTTCTTGCTCATTTGCAGGTGGAACAACAGTATTGTCTATCTCAATTACAATCCCACCATGTGTTGCTAGAACTATATTTTCTGGGTAAACAGCAGCATAGTATGGAAGTGGCTCATTCCATGGATTATCATCTGCTGTGGGAATCTCTGTAATTCGTCTATCTTTCTTTTCATTAACAATTGTTTGCTGAATTATCCCTCTTGCCAATTTATGAACATCTGGTTCATTAAGTGCATTAGGCTTGAGTGGAGGTTCTGCTGCTGCAATTGGATAGACACCATCAGGATCTTGAAATCCAAGATCTGGATCTGTGCCTGGACCCTCTATTGGTATTCCTGGTACAGTGGCAAAATATCTTGGTTGCATTATATGACCATTTTCAAAGAACACAAAAACATGAGATCCCTGTAAAGGCACAGACCACATACCAAAACCAGACATAGATCCCTCTATAAGACCCATTGCTGGCTCTGCCCATGGAAGCTCTTCTGTTGGGATTCCTTCACGAATATCTTTAGTTCTAAGATTGCTATGGATTCCCCAGATTCTTACTCTTACTCTTCCTGCCTGTTCTGGATCATTTCTGTCTTCCACAATACCACGATATATACCATACATACGTTCTGAAGGTGGAATAAAATCTTCTGGCTTGTTTTTTATCATGTTAAACTTCCTATAATGGTACTAACAGTAGATCCATAGAGATTCTTCCTAGTTGCCCTGACCAAATCTCTATTCCTTGAGTCAGTGTATCCGTTTTTCAAAAGTACTAACTTCTGAATCCATGG